ATAATAAATAGGGGGTGATGATGCCCCCTATAATCTTTAGCTAATTTTTACAAAAATAAGTGATGCGCTTACATCCAAAACTACAAGCTCTGGATGATTAGCTTTTAGGAACACTCCACCCTTTGCGATATTTTTAACCATAAAAGTATCATTGGCTGCCACATCGATAACAACTTGTGCGGTTAATGATAGTGCGTCATCGTCTGGGGATTGAGAGAATCCAGCGACCTGACTTCCATTGACAATAACCCCATTTTTATAAAGACCAATACCCCATGAAGGAACCGGAGCAGGGAACGGAGCTGCAAGACGACCGTCACAATGGGTTTGAATGCTATAAGTACCAGCAGTCAAAACGATAACTTGGCCTGTAGTTGAAGCAGCTGAGAAGTCAAAATCAGGAGCGGTAAAAGCGTTAATTTGCTCAAATTTTATGACATCATTTGCTCCACCATTAGCATCTAGCGTTTGATCTAGCATTGAATACAGGTTTAAATATGGTCTGTGTTGATCAGGGCAATCGCAATCTTTACCAGCAGGGCCTTGCATACCCTGGGGGCCTTGCAGGCCTTGTGGGCCCATAGAGCCTTGAGCACCCGGAACTCCCTGGATGCCTTGAGGACCTTGCAAACCAGGAACCCCTTGAGGACCTTGTTCACAGCAGCATGGACATTTTCTCATTTCATCTTTACACATAAGCAACCTCCATATAAGGAAAATTAGTGTGAGGACTAAAAGGACATGGAAGAATATTCCAATCATTTTTTACTCTTCTTCGCGCCAGAATTACGTGCTGTGTTAAGAGCAATGGCAACGGCTTGTTTTTGATTTTTTCCAGCGGCTACTTCAGTTCGAATGTTTGAGCTGACTGTTTCCTTTGATTTACCTTTGATAAGTGGCATGATGTTCCTTTTTTTTAACTAATAAATGCACTTGCATTAAATATTACGTTTGTTGGATTAGTTGCCCAAGCAGGCGTAACAGCTGTAAAAGATATATAATCTCCTGCTGTTACAGCTATACTCAATCCGTTATTTGAAAATGTGTTTAGTGTAGCAGTCCATTGTGATGTAGTCGTTATAGCTGTGTCAGTTGTGTTGTTAAGTCTGACATTTATAGTCACATTTTCACTTGATGCTAATGTTCCTGTGATACTAATAGCTCCGTATACTGACGACAGGGTTCCGCTTCGAGGAATAAATATCCTTGTTGCTGCCGCTGTAATAGCACTCCAAACGCTTGCATTAGGCATAAAATATGTTGTGTTGTCTGCTGGAGCTGGCGTTGATGCTGTTATCATATTCACAGCATAAGAAGTTGACGCGGCCACTGGAGACGACACAAAATTAGTTCCATTGGAGGTGAGAACATTGCCGCTTGTGCCCGCTGTTGAAGGATAAGTTGCAGTAGAATAAGAAGGATCGGCAGAAGCACCGCCTGATTGTAATACTTGTCCTGCCGTACCTGCTGCTAGCGCTGCAATGCTGGATGTTCCTTCACCGATTAGAACTCCATGTGCTGTATATGTTGCAGGAGTGTAAGGCCCAACTAGCGAGACTACTGCGGTTGTTGTTCCATTAGCTACGGCAACCTGATTTGTAGTTCCAGAAACGCTTGTAACGCCTCCTGATGCAGTAATAGTTATTGTATTTCCTGCTGCTGATGTGGTCGCGTTCCCGGCACCTAAAACGTTAATAGTGTGCGCTGCTGGGATTGCTGTTCCTGAACCTGTGACAAATGAAGTAGGTACGTCAACAGGAATGCTCGAATCGTTTATAATTGTTCCGGACTGGCTCATAATATTACTCCTAAAATTCCCACTGTAGACTCTCTAATATTTTCTAAATGTCTGTTATATAATATATAATACTGCCTGACATGGTACTATCATTCGCGACATCTCCAGATATTTCTGTTAGTTGAGGATTGTATAAATTCCAAGCTGTATTCTCAACGCTAGTTGCTATTACTGAAAGCGAACTAACAGCTGAAGTTTCTGAATAGGAAGTATCTGTAGCTATTATGGTTGAATTTGATATTGCAGTTATTACCTGTATTGATGTGCCAAAATAAATATCAATAGTTTGTGAAGCTGCGGCTATAAACGGAGTAGTTCCGCCATAGATTAATTTTCCTGTTGATGAAATTAGCACATACATTTTTCCTGAGCCCGGAGGAGGTAGTAACTGTACCGGAGATGCATTTAGGTTTTTGATTTGGCTGCTAGTTAATGTCCAAGTTTTTTGTACAAGAACTGGAGAAGCGCCTGAACCTGATGTGAATGCCCCGGATTGACTCATGAGTTCCTCGCATAAATTGCTTCTAGATATACTGAACCACTTGTTGGCGCTGTTGATTGCTTAACGTAAAACCGTGTAAGTTGTGCTAACTCAAAGTTATCGTTTTGGCTGATTGGTGGTGCATTTGTAGACAGGTCATATAAGCGAAAGCTATTGGCTGGAATAAACATGTGATCTGTTGTGCCGCTCAAGCTAATGAATAAATCTCCATTAGTTTGATTGGTAATACAGAATATGCGAATGTTTGTTGTAAAAGCTGCGCCAATAGGGGCATAAGTACCTGAAATGCCTCCGAAGGCTACAGATCTCAATGTTTCAAATCTTGCTACTGCCATGGTTACCTAAATTATTTGTAAAAAATTAATAGAAATTGGTGTTGCTGTATCAGAAGCTCCGGCATTAGTCACTCTAAACGCGACGGCTCCAGCGCTTGGATTTATTCTTGTAATGCTTAACAATACTGCCGGGCTAGTGTCTGCACAGGAAACTGAAGCTATGAACACAGAGCCAGAGTTAATAAATGAACTGCTTAGGGTTAAGTTAACTGTAGATCCAGCTGTAATTATGTCAGAAAAAACACACTGTCCGCTTCTTTGGCTATTAATAATTACAGTAGCCCCGGAAACAGATGTAGCATTTGAAAAGTACAAGTTTCCTACATTAACCGAAGAAGCTACGTTTCCGTTCCCTAAATTTAACGTTGACGCAGCAAACCCTGTGCATATATTTACTGTAGAGTTCGCAGTTGTAGAAGCAAACAGGTTAAATGTTTGCGTGCTAGTAGATGCAGCGCTAAAAATGTTAATGACTTGTGAGCTAGGTGTTATACAAGCTCCAGAAAATATGTTAAGTGCTTGAGTCCCTCCCGAGTGAGCGCCAAACATTAATCTTAGCGTGTCGTTTTGGGTTTGAGCTCCACCATTGATTGTTGTAGTTCTAGGAGAGCCTAATGTTGTTGTATTCCCAAGGTCGATTGTTGTAGTTAAGGGATTATTGGCCATTTTTAGGGTGCAATTGCCAAAGCTTCCAGTGCCGCATAAAATTGTTACATCTAGAGGGATTGTATTAAAACAGTCGCCAATTGATACCTCTGAGGCAGTACTTCCAAAAGCTAATTCAACCTGATTTCTGCATGTTAAAATGTTACATGAAAAATAATTCCCATTTATAAACGTTCCGTCGATTGTATTTGGCGTGACATCTCCAATTGGTGGTGGCGAAGAAAGATCTGTAACGATTCCTGAAGATAAAGTAGCCGGAGAGACATAAACATGGTCTAGCTGCCCGGCGTTAACTTCTTCTTGAGTTGCGGCCCTTACAGTCGAATTAACAACTGTAGGAGGGCCCGTTACGTCTGGATGGTAGCCCGTATAAGCTAATGGCGCTGAGTACAAACCCATTATGCTACCCTTGTTGCTGAAAGCCTTCCGTATGCAGTAGCAGCCCCAACAGTATATGTAGCATTAGCAACAAGATACACTGTAGTTGTTGCAGCTAGAGAAATACGCAAAGATGGAACTGTTAATGTTGAATCGCTTGTAGCAGTTGCCATTGTAGGTGTCTGTACGTCGTCATCCCCAATCGTTCCAAGCGTTGCTGAGGTTGTAGAAATCGCAGCTTCAAAGATTGTGCCTGTGATCGCTCCACCTGTCATAGCGCAGATACCGGAAACGTCCCAAATACCTGTCGTTAAAGAGACAGAAGTAATGTTTGATGTAACTGTGCTTGTAAGCGCTACAGCGGCGCCTTTAGCTTTTGTTTGACGGATTTGCTCACCTAGGAATCCAGCGGCTGGTGGTGTGCTTGCCAACTTACCGGGATAGTTTCCACCTGTAGTTGTTAGCGTAATAGTGGAAACGCCAGCCTTGATTGCAGTTGTTGAACCAACGTTTGTGCTGCCTAGTGTATTGATTGACGCGCCTGTAGTCCCAAGGGTTGTATTGCCGCTAGAAGTAAGTGTTGTAAAAGCTCCTGCTGAGGTTGAAGCAGCTGCTGTGCCAGGAGAAATGTAGCAATCTGTGCGTACTCCGGCTTGTGCTTCTGCGAGTGTAGCTGCACGTACGGTTGAGTTAACGCGTTGTGATGGCGCTGTTGCGTTCGGTGGGTAGCCTGCATATCCTACAGGGTTCGTGAATAGTCCCATGGTGTCTCCTTTTCAAATTATTTCTTTACACTTAACACAAAAAAATTTTATTGTCTCTAATATTCTTTATAACTATTTGATTGCTTCGTCAGAGAATTCATTCCATAAAAGCAGGAAGGAAAATGGATCGATGCCTTTTTGAGAAGCTTTGTTGAATGAGCGACGAACATGTGGATTTGTCACGAAATTTTTCATGACTCTGAATCCAAGGACTGATGCTACAGTAGAACCGATGCCGAGAACTGCCCCAAGCTTAGAAATTCCAATAATTGTCAAAGTCCCTTTAGAAGCAAAACCTAACATCTCTTTCACATAATCATTCCATTCATTAATCTTTGCCTGAACTGGATAATCCTTTTTGGCCATATTTTCTAGAATTTTCTTTCCGCGCTCTATCTGTCCTTCAGTAAGCTCTTTATGTGCAGCTCTTTCTTCTGCTGTTGTCTTGGGCTTAAGCCTCTCTTGTCCGACTTTATATTCCTTAGACTTTTTCTTTGCGTGTTCTGTGGCTTTATTGAGTATGTCTTTGCCTTTCTGTGTCGCTTTAGCTGTAGGAAGTTTTAGAAGAGTTTCAGCAGTTTCCTTTAGATTATTGACTTTTGCTTCCATGTATTCGAAGAAGTGTACTGCGTCTTTGCCTCCCATGCTCTCAATATTAGCTCGTGTTGCAGGATCTTTTATGAAGGTTTCAAGCTTTTTAAGGTCTAGAGTTCCATCTTTGGACACAGATTCAACCATATCTGCAAAGCTTTGATTCTCAAGATACTTAAGTACTTCTTTCTTGTTGGGCGAGCCTTCAAAAGCATCACGCACAAGCTTTTGGCCTTTAGTAGTTTTCCATAGATCTAATGTCTTTTCCGGTCGTGTTCCTTTAGTTAGGGCATAGCTAACATCATCTGTAATTGCTTCTTTAATCAGTCCTTTGCGAGCTTCAGGGTTATGAGGGTTCTTGCTTTCAATGATTTCTTTAGCTAGCTTTTGATTTTCTTTTGAGAGATTTTTGCCGATTTCTCTATATTGCTTTTTTGCGGCTTCATATTCTTTTTCTTTTAGTCCTTCAAGGATTTCACGCTCAACCTTTGCAAATTGCTTAGGTGACATTGTTTCCTTGAGGTCAGCCACAACAGAAGGTTCGTTAAGAGCTTTAGTTATCTTTTCGGGCTTTTTTTCAGTTCTGATTTTAGAGACTTTTCCATATTTCTTAGCCATGTTTGCATGCGCTTCTTCAGCGAGTTCAAATGCTGCAAGAGCTTCTGGATTTTTTGCTAAGCCTATACGAATATCTTGGTTCAATGTCCCCACAATCTTTTTCAATTCGTCTTTAATATGCGGCTCTATGCTTTCAAAGTTTATTGTTTTGTTTAGTATTTTCTTAACATCTATTAGCTTACTAACTTGGACTTCCTGTTCTATAGCAAAACCTTTTACGCCCTTAATAGTCGTGTAGCCAGCATCTCTTAGAACGTTTACTAGCTTTGCTCTAACCTCTTGAGCTCCAGGGTATTCCGTAAATAAAGAATCAATTTTATCAATTATACTTTTACTTTGATTAATAGTATTTTTTGGTTTTGTTAATATTTTTGTTGCTGCTGCTTCTGCTTTTTGATACAAAGGGGCATATTCTTCTTGAAGAACTTTCTTTTGCGTTTCAATATCTGATTTGATTGTCTCTCCTAATTCCGCGGCCGATGAAGCTCGTGGTGATTGAGCTTCAATCCTAGCGTCTATCATTCGAGAGAAAAATGACTTAGAACTTTTCCTGATATCTATTTCGCCAGGCTGATAAACTTTAGCTTCAGCAGGAGCAAGCTTTTCTAAACGCTCAAATGATTGATTAGTAACCTTTTTTGTACCTAGATCTTTAGGTGTAACTTCATATTGCTTAAGCGTTTGTTCAGCTAATTCACTAATAGCTGCTTTTTCTGATGCCTGTCCAGCTAAGCGCGTAGCTGCTGCTCTTGCTGCATCATCAGGGATTCCTTCTAAGATTTCTAAAGCGGCAACTGAAGCTCTCTGCACATCCGTTAATGGGACTCCTGCTTCAGCTAGTCCTGCTTTTGTAAGGTTGATCAATTCCTTTCTGTTAAGGCCTGTTGTTTCAGCCTTAGTTACTAGAGCTTTGCCAAATCGTCCAATGAGTCCTAGGGTTTGTAATGCAGCGTCTAATAATGCCCATTCACCACCATGTTCTAGCAGCTCGGTAGGGCTTGGAATTTCACCTTTGGCAACTGTTTCTAGTCCTTTTGTTGCGGCTCCTGCTGCGAACATTGTAGCTAGAGAACCAGCCTGACGTTGGAGAACATTACTAGTCCCTATCATCTTTGTTACAGGGCCTTTAAAGATGTTGATGAGTTTATGAAGCGGATATGCCGAGCCTGCAATCTCTCCAGCAGCCTGTATTGCATTGACATGATTAAGTTCTTCAACCTCTAAAGGCTTAAGTGCTTCTATATTTTTTGTAGCGCCAAATGTAAGCCCAGAAAGTGCTGCTTTACCAAACTCGCCATGAGCCATGATGTTCTGAGCTTCTTGCTTTTCTTTTAGGTATGCCGCTTTCTCGTGAAATCCAAGTTTGTCAAACTCCTCTTTAGGTATAGAGGTTGCCACTTCATTAGCAATCATCTCGCCGTATTTTTCTTTGATTTTGGCATGATCTCTTTCAACCGGAGAGCTTGGCAAGTCTTCTTCAATCCATTTGCCAGACTGTTTGACTTTAGGCTCTTGAATTATATCTTCTTCAATCCATTGTGGTGTGCTCATTTTTTTATCCACCTCACTCCATCGCTTTCATATCTTATTTTAGTAGCCGGGTCTATTAAGGCTTTATTTTTCTTTGTATTAGCGGGAGGAAGACCAGCAGCAGCAATTTCAACCTCGGGAACAGCCTCAATTGCAATGTCATAATCAAGAAAGGCGTCAGACAATTGTTCGTCTTCTCTATCAAATTGCTGTGATTGTTTTTCTGAAAGAAGGCCGTTTGCTGATTCAATAGCTAATTTACGAGCAATCATTCTAGACTGAAGCTGGTTGTTAAAAAGCTGAAGAGCTTTGATTTTAGCTCTTTTTTGCCACGTATAATCAGTAGCTTTGACAGCGAATTTGTTTTGCGCTTCCTTAACTTTATATTGAGCAAGAGGGCCACCACCAGGATTAAGCAGCTTGAATATAGGCTCAATTACAGTAAATCCAAGCGATTGAATCTCTGTTCCTTTTTCAGTACCAACCAATCCACCGATAAATCCTGGAATCCCTTCATTATCTATTTCATCACTCAAATATTGTAATGTTTCAGCAGTGGATATAGACCTTGGAATTTCTTGATCTAACTTGCTTAATTCTTCTGCATTTTTAGCTGCCATTTTCTTTTCAAATGCGCTTTCAGGCTTATTCTTGGCTCCTGCTACAGTTTCTAAAGCTTGGTGATGCCTAATTTCTTCATTAAGTTTTTTTTCTTTAAAATCATATTCTTTTTTCTGTAAATCTATTTTGTCTAATTCTTTTTTCTCTTTTTGTATCTCTTTTTCTTTTTTATCTTCTATACGAACTTGCTTATTATACTTTAGTTCGTCTTGCTTTAGTCTGTTTTCTGTTTCTTTCGCTAGCGTCTTTCGGTCTTGTGCTTCTGCTTTCTTTTGGTTAGCTTCAAACTCCTGAACGCCCATGTAGTTCTTAAGGGCTTCTTGCTTAGCTTCTTTTCCGTAAGTGCTAGTCCCAACCAGAGCATTCAGCACGTCTTTAGGTTTAGCATCAGGGCCAAGCTTTTCAACAGCATTCTTCAGAGCCATTTCATCTGAGCGGTTGATGTATCCTTGAGAGAGGCCTTTGCCAAACCTCTCAGCTGCTTGCGCGTATGGATTTTGTTCTTGTATAACTGTAACCATTACTTAGTTCCTCCAACAGCAACTTGATTAGCTGCATTCACGCTGGTTTCGTAGCCATAGCCAGGTTGGTTTCCAGTTTCAGACTTTTGATTTGCTAAATCTTGAATGAATTTAGAAACACCTTCTCCGAATCCTTGAGCTGCTCCAGAGGCGTAATTGCTTGCAGCGCTTGGATAGCCTGTAGTGTGAAGATTTTCAAAGCCTTTAGAGCCAACTCCGATTCCTAGCGCAGAAAGGACGCTGTTAGCGCGCGACTGGTTAGCCCCTTGTTTTGCTTGATACTCACGTTCCGCTAGATCTGACTCAAGATTTCTACGCCCTTTCATTTCTGCATTTAATTTTGCTGAACCGAAGCCACGATTGTTTCTTGCATATTTCTCTAGAATTCCGGGAAGCACTTCTTCTTCATAGCGTTTCATTGCAGGTTTTCTAACGCCTTCTTCAAACTCTTCAGGGCTATAGCCTTTAAAGATGTCTGCAAGAGGCCCCTCGCCTTTGAGTAGGCCTTGACTAATTGCTTTCTTTAGTTCTTTTTGCTCCGGAGTATCTGTAGGCAACTGCTTTGTTTTTGGCTTTTTTTCTCCAGCAAATTTATTCATCAAAAATCCACCGAGTAGACTAACCCCTGAAGCGATAATTGGTGCTGCTGCTGCAAACGTCATTGATTTCTCCTAATTCTTAATATAATAAATAGTTACATATCCACTATAAGCTGATCTATCTGTGCCGCCAGTGCTTATGATTATGTCTGTACCGTTGCGCACAATTCCGACGTTATTTGCCGCTGCTGTTACATCTAAATGCGGAAGATTCAGCGTGTTACTTGCCGCTACGGTTCCATCGCTTACGCAGCACTGCATGTATACGATTGTAAAGTCTCCGGTAATGCCAGTGGGAATTGTAATAAAGCCTGCAACCGGAAGCGGTCCTGTAGCTAAGCTCTTGGTATACAACGGCTTAGATCTGTCTACCCATGTAAATGTAACTCTTCTTTCTGCTGTCCAAAAGCTATCGTCGTCTATGATGCTATTAACTGAATTGCTGACTTGAACATGCTGATTCTGAAGCTGATACTGAAACTGTTCCTTCTGATCTTCGGGAGCTCCTTCATACTTCTGCCAGCTAAAGTTAGGTTGTAATCTCATGGGTTGAATATCCTTCCAGCTGATTTAAAGTAAGGGACAATTGCATGAATCCTTATAGGTTGATTCTGCAAAACATCAGTGAAGTCTTCTGCATTTTGATAGATCCGCATCGTGTGGCATTTACCCACAGCACCAACATATATGCGCTTCCAAACTTTAGTCTGCGTGTCCCCGGTCAGAACCAGCGAAGTTTCTTGATAATATGTGCTAAAGTTGTCTGTTAATTGATTGTCCTTGTAAAACTGCACTCTGAATGTGGTTTGGTCATTAGAACTTACGAGAAAATCAACATATCCGAATCGAACAAGCTCTCCATCTTCAACAAATGGATTGAAATCTTTTGTGATAACTTCCATCAAGCAAGGGATAATATTTCCAGCTTCATCTGTAATTGAGTTGCCAAAGCCAAGCTCATAGATTCTTCCGTTCTGATCTCCACCTAAATCAATAAGAGCCCCGGTAGTTTGCGAGTACGAATCCCAAGCGCTAAAGGTTTCTTGCCAGGTCGTAAATGTATTTCCCCAAGTTTCCGTGTTGGTTATGCGCCCAAAGCCAAGAACGCTAAAAGGAAAAGTATAAACAGCGTAGGTACCGTCAATGTAGTTAAAAGAAAGAACAGAATCAGAGGGCAATGGACCTCCCTGATCATCAGTTGTGGTATAGTCCTTATAGCATAGCCAACCTTCTTTAAAGTCGTCAAAACGTTGTCCATAACATTGTCCTATGCTTCCTTGATCTATTGATGGAATGGGCTGTTGCTCATCTATGCGCAAATTAAGTGTAAAATCAGGAATAATCTCGTCTACACGTTTGATATTTACTCCGTCGGATCCAACAATTGCTGCCAAGCCAACAGAACTGCCCCAAGAATCATAATTAATAGCAGAATAACGAGCATCGCATCTCCAGAGGTTGTTTGTTGAGTCCCACCGAAAAGGATCAAAAGGATCTCCGGTATATGTAAGAATTCGTTCAGAGTTAGCAAAGCGTACCACCAAGTTAACAGTAATTAAAAAGAAAGCTTTAATCGGCTCAGAGGTTGTTGCAGGCTCAAATTCGTTGTTTGTGAAATCAAGAGGTTCATTAACTTTAGACCAGAATGCTGTGCTTAAAGCTGGCACGTTGTCAGAATAAGCTCCCAATAACATTAACCTACTATTATACACAACTAAATGCGTGACCCGGGTTAATGTGTAAGGCGCTACAGCTAAGGGATCTGGGTTAATGCTTGTGTTCAAAAACTTTACACACATTCCATCATAGTATCGCGGAGGATCTATAGCGTTAGTGATGAACATGTAGCCCATCCAGTTTGCCACAGTGAAGAAGTTTGTGAAGTCTCCGGTAAAGTATGCTCCGTATGTGCAAGAGCTGAAGTTTGTTGTGTAGGAGCCTATTGGAAAGTTAGGTGGCGCTCCTCCTAGAAACGTCATCGTCCACTGTCCAGTTGCGTAGTTAATGAAATTGCTTGCTGCTGGGTTTAACCGGGTTGTATCTGTTGCTATGCTTACTAACTGTCCAGCTCCATTGTCAGTGATGGTTCCGACTAAAACTTTAGGGCTTGCGTTGTTGAAGATTAAGAACTGAACTGTGCCGGGAACTAGGGGTGCTGTAACAGTGCCAGTGAAAGGCCCTGCTGTGTTGTTAAAGCCTGTTACGATTGCTGCGGACTGTTGCTCGTGCGGAATCTCTGTAATGCCGTAGTTAAGCTGCTGTACAGTCTGCATTGTCCCTGTTAAGGGCACTACTTTTCCTGCTCTTTTAGTATCGAAAATAATAACTTCTTCAGAGCCGTCTAGCGCATAATAAGGCTTAATTCCCATGATTGGGTTGCCGTCTGCGGTTGAATCGTAGGTAACCATCACTGCGTTGTATTGAATTCCTGCAACAGTCATGTCTTGAGGCGCTGAATTGAAAGTAACAGTGATATATCCAGCTGGCTGAGCAAGCACAGGAGAGTTTGCAATATAGTTGATTGTTCCTGTTCCACCTAAGCTTCCTATTAGCACGCCGGAGCCATTGTCTGTAAATGTTTCTACGATTCCTGTTGCTGCGGTTATGGTTGCACGGACTGTTGTTGCTCCTGTAAACGGAACGCTTGCTAATGTTCCTGTAAAGGTTTTGTGCGCTCCGTCAATTGTTGTGCTTGTTAATTGCGTTACTGTTTTGTGGGTAAACTTCGCAAGAAGAGAATAGCCGCGGATCTTTTCAACAACGCCTCTATACACATGAGCGTTCTTCACAACCTGAAATGCGTCTCCAGGAAGCAACCAAGGCTCGACTGCTTCATCGAAACCCTTGCGGAAGTTCTGTATTGAAAAGCCTTGATATTCTCTTGTCATTAGTTACCTATTGCTAGCCAGTAAATTCCAAAATAAAGAGGATCTGGTTTGTACACGGAAAATGAAAATTTAGCTTTTGGATCTACTGCGGCAAGTGGTAAATCGTTAGTTGAGACATAAACAGAAGTAGACTCGCTTAAATTTAAGCTATGCCCATCAAGAATAGGAGTAACAATTACAGCAAATCTATTGTTTGGGAAAGGCGTAGTAAAGGTAACCTGCCTAGTAACCGCGTTTGTAATGCCCCACTTTACATAGATAGGGCCAGGCAGAGAAGACTCGCCGTTTTGTATATCAGAAGGGTTTCTCCCGAACATTGCAAAAGATCCACCTGAATTTACAAAAGCTAAAACAGTTGCTGCATCTCTAGTGTCAGTATACATTGCTCCAACTCCACCAACGAAAGCAGGAGGAGCACTTGTATTCGGGAAGGTTACCTTGTTATGCCAGCCATTGATATCGCTTGAACTATTGGCTGCAATAAATGCATGGTCTGATTGCGCCCAGTCTTGCATGAACTGAAAGTTGTTGTTAATGATCGGTTGTGTTGCCGCTATTGTTTGTGCTGCTTGAGGGACGTTCCGCGTGTAAGTATATGCTGTCATTGTTTCTCCTAAAATTTAGGCACTGAGCGTTGATAAATATAAAGCTCATAAGTGTCTTGCATAGCTATGTCTTTGTATCTCGCGTATTCACCTGTGATCTGGTCGTATTGATCCATCTGGTTGAAGTTCCTGAAGATCGTTAGTGAAGTTCCAAGTGCTATCAACGGGCCTAAGTCCTGCCTAAAAGGTACTGTTTTTTGATCTGGGGCTGGTGTACTGCCCACTAAAGGATACCCAAGAGCAGCAGGAACTTGTATGCCTTCAAACTTAATCTGGTAAACTTGGTCTGGAACTGGACGCACTATGAAGAAGCTAGAGTTAGTGACAGCTGTTTGACTTGAATTAAGCAATGGAAAGTTGTCGTAAAACAATATCCCTTGCGGACGGTTAGCTTGGTATGTTCTAAATGTTGCTGTAATCTGCGTACCAGCTGCTGGTGGATTGGTAAAGCCTAGCCCGGTTACAACACCTGTAATGTAGTTCACGGTTCCAGGTGTAATTGTATTCGTGACTGGATTGAAAAATCGTCCACCAGGAGTGCTTTGTGCAACTTGAGTGCCGTCAGTAAAGTATAGGCTTGCTTGCATGATAGGAAATACTGAAAGGCTGAAGGAGAAGTTATTCGTAACTCCGTCGCCTGTTGCTACGTCCATTTTGGTTGTTTCCTGATTCGGCCAGTCTTGGTAGAAAGTATCAGGGCTTATGTACCAACAGATCGGCCAACCATCAGCAGTTACAGTAGGATTAAGCGTTTGGAATGTAGTCGGTGCTTTGTAATGATCGATGCCAGCTTGCGTATAGAACGAATAATAGGAGTACTCCCAAAAGATCTTTAGCTCTTTGGTAAGCACGAATTGATAGTACTGATTAATCCAGGTTACTAAATCAATATCTGAAATGCCCGAATTATTGCTTGGGTTTAGAAGATCAATAGGGCGCCCAGTTATGGAGCGCACCTCTGTCATAATCTGCCCTAAATTCCATCCGCTTGGTATTGTCATTATGCTACTCTCTCGCAAACGAAGTGTGACTTATATCCTGCAATGTAAATCTCTGGAATGCCTTTAGAATTATGGCGATATTTTTCAATGTTCTCGCGGCACTGCTCTAGATTACGTACAACCTCAAGCGGAAGCGTGTATGCCTCGCCATCGATTAATTTGTATTGTTTGAACGTGTGTGTCTTGCTTGAATAATGGAACTCCAGCGGATAGCCAGGATCTCTCTGATTTCTAAAGATGATCTTCTCAAGCTTGGGCATCTCCTTATCAAGAACAATCTTGCCTACCTTAAGTTCATCTAATGCTTTTTCTATGGGCTCGTTCGCAGGGCCTGTAAGAAAATTCTCTCGCAGTTCTTCTGGAGCTATCTTTTTTTCGTATTTTTTAAATACCATATATTTCCTATGATTATGGGGACTGGCGAACCAATCCCCTGATTATTACCAGCCTGTCGGGGTCATTAAGAACGCTTCCCAGAAGATAACGTCATTATTAGAGCCCATAACACCTGTTCCTAAAGTTACACCTGCATAACCAATGTCTAGTTGAAGACCTGCTGGATTTCCAGGGATCAACACTTGACCTGTTACAGGATCCAAAGTCGGAGCTGTTGGAGGATACGAAATCACATCCAATTGACCACCAGATACATAAGTTCCAAGCCCTACAGTAGAGAACGGATTACCGAACGTGTCGTAAAGCATAAACGTGTTGCCGGAGATCTGAGCCACGATGAAGCGGTTAGTGTTAACACCTGTCATTCCAACAACCCCAGAGATAGTGACAGTCATGCCATTCACTAGAGTCATTGAGTTTGTAGGCGTTAAGTTTGAGACTGTAACAACGCCAGGAGCCGCGTTAGTGATTCCTGTAATTGTATAAATAGTGTTTTGGTAGTCAGCTCCAAGAGAAACTGGCGTAACACCATTAGTTGTTATTGTGGATATTGCAGGCACACCAGCTGTATAAGTGGTAATGTTTGCATATCCATTTGGTAAATATTTGTTCCAGGTTGATATACCAACTCCAGTTAAATTAGGAGTAGCTTGAAGAACCGTATCATTAGTAAGAATAATCTTATCTGGAACAAAGCCTAGTTTAAGCGTAAAAGCCGCTGCTGTGCTTATAATTTTTCCATTTCTATATTGCATGTTAAATTCCTCCTAGAATTATAGTCTTTCTGTTGATAGTAAGCGTGTAATCCAGTTATCATTTAACAAGCGAGTTGCAAATGGATATTTATAACCAACTGATCCGCGCTGATTTAATGGATCGCTAGTTCCAGCAGAGCCTAATGGTTTAACTATAAATTCAGCTTCTTTTGAACCAAGTTTTACAACACCATAACTTTCTTGACCTAAAATGATACTATTGTAAATTGGAATCGCATCTGTAGTTGCAAATCCGTTAGTAGATAGTAACCATCTTACGTTGTTAGTTGAGCCCCATTCAGCTTCTAATGCATCCATTGGGTTAGGATAGTTAGCTGCTGATAAGAAGTCTGCACAAGCTTCTAGATCATTCTGGATATTAACGGACATAAAGCCCCAATAACTAGAACGAACTGGAGATGTAGCAAATCTATTTTCACCTTGAATTGGTTTAGTCATCAAACGTGCATTACCAGCTCTTAATGCTTGTACTGCTGTTTTAATATCCGCAGTAGTAATTTCTGTCGGAGTATTACCATTAGTTCCATTTGCGCAAGAAATAGAACTAGCAGTTGCAACCATCATATTACGGATTATAGTATCTAAAGTTAATCCTAATTGTAATGATAAAACTCTAGTAGCTTCATTCAAAACTCTATCTTGAACTGTAAACTGAACTTGATCGGTAATAACAACGAAGTTACCATACCATTTAATCTGTGTACTAAAGTCAGTTACGCTTAACGCATCACCTGGAGGAGTAGTACCATCTTGAATAGGCACAGTTGCTGCTGTTAATGTTGAATAACGTCTGAAAATCATTTGATCTCCAGAGTTCAACGGAATAGTTCTTTTTTGCGCGAACATATCATAAATATAATATGGTCTTGCTAAAGTAAGTAGTAACCTGTCGAAGTATGTTCTTACTTCTGGAGGTACTTGTGCTGTAGTTGTAATTGGCATTATCTAAACCTTAACGATTTAGATATTTGCTAGATTTCTCCCTGCAATCTTCATGAAATCTTCATCAGACATACTAGCATAATAATCTGCACTGCTCAGGGTTCCGTTTCCTCCAACACTTGCTAGAGTCTGTGGTTTCTGAGAGTTAGCAATAGCTCTCTGGGCGTTCCCGTTCATAGGGGGTAGTTGCTGCGCTTCAGGTTGGCTTGCTCTTGCGTTTAATTCTGCCAATAAGTATGCTGCCTCATAAGGATTGCTTGCTTTCTGGATCATCTCTGCAAATATCGGGTTTTTACTTGTTAGTTGCGGCACGTGTTGGGTGACCATATTGTTCCAGTCTTGATGCTGCGTTTTAGCTGCAATAGAGGCCAAAGAATCACGCATCTCATCCCGGAGCTTGTCGTTCTCTTGCCTAATTGAGTGAAACGCTTTCTGAACATCTTTACTATCATCCCAATCTAAAGCTGAGTAAGCATCGGCTTGTTGAGGTTCTTGCGGAGAGGGTTGTTGTCTGGAATAAGCTTCTGCTTGGCCTTTCCAGTACTCCCTCTCCTCTTTAAAACGGTTGGCTTCGTCCCTTAACGCCCTAAAATTCATTTCTTTATCAGACAATTGCGCAGGCTGAGCGACTTCCGGCTGCATTACGCTCATTTGATCCTGGACGCCGGGATCAACATTTACGTCCATATATGAGTTGTATTCTTGCTTACTTGACTCAGGAAACAACTCGTGTCCTGGTCTTGACATATCTAATTCTTGCATGGTTCCCTTTGATCCTGGCGAGAGATCTTTACGCCGTTAATAGAACCTTAAGCTAGTAAGATCGAACCCGACCTTTTCGCTGCTGTTGCTAAAGTAGGAGTGAAATCGTCTACGTATTTTGAGAGCTCGTCTTCGCAGATCGGCACGTCATACGGCAAACTTAATTCCATATCTACAGTTAATTCTTTGTCCTTGTGCGTCCATTTGAACACTAAAACGCCTACCATAGCTCGTGATGGCCTCATAGCTACAATATCCCAACCAGCCACGATTGCATTCTTGTGCTGAACGTGTGGCTTAGCTGCGAAGAGAACCCAAAAATCATGTTTCATTTTTTTTGAATATTTCTCTGCTAGGTGTTTAGCGTCTTGCCAACAGTCATATGCCATTGGTTCACGCGTCTCACCCATTTCTTGCATGCCTGAATGACGTCTTTCGCCTACTAATGTTGTTTGCATACTTACGCCCAAGGATATTCGCGAAACTGAGAATGCGCTTTACCAAAGTCACCGTCTACACCGCGCTTGCCAGCTAGACCGTAACCTTCGTCCATTCCCTCCTGTTTCATTTCATACACACCTGCTTTCCAATCTTCTGCAACGCTCTTTGGAGTTGTTTCAGATTGATGGCTTACCATGGGCTCTCGAGCATTGTCGTGCTCCATAGATTCAAACCCACCTTGTCGGCCTGAAGGATTCTCTTTCATTTAAATTCCCCTTGTGTTACGCTTCATTTAGAGAGCTGAAAAATATTCCATTTTTTTCTCTTTTGGTTGTTCTTTTGTAGCCCGCTTCTTGTTACGGTTAACGGATTTGGGCTACTTTTTTACCTTAAGCTTCTGTTGAATACTTCGCTTCGTGTGTGGTATATCAGCTTTCTTCAATGCGCTTCGTGCTTTTTCAAGTGCGCTTTGCTTGTGTTTAGCCACCTATCTCACCTTTAATATTAAGTTTAATACCTTTAATCTTCGATATCGTCTTTCGGTTTTATTATAATCCGTCCATCTATCTATCATTATTGCTTTTCCAAATTCACCGTCAAAGCTCAAAAAATCTGTTAGCTCTTTATCCGTGCAAGTTCTAACCATACTCGCCATTTCTAACATAGCATGCTCAACTTGCATTCTTACTTGTTCTAGTCTAATATCCTCTTCCATCCGTTCCGAACCTTGCTGAAGGTAATAGTGTGTTTTGAAAAGCCCTAGGATCTTCGTAAACAGGCTTTCCTGGAATTACTCCTTGCCACTTTTCCCAATACTCATGTTGTGCTTTCTCTGCCGCTATCGCTCGTTGAATCTCTGTTTGTGGTTGTTTCGAAGCGTGTGAAGATCCAGTTGTCGTTTGTGATACATGGACACCTTGCAACTGTTGCTTCGCCCACTCTCCCGGTAACGGATGAAACGTCGGATTGTAGCTGTCGTACTGTCCCGGTTGCGGCTTCAGTGTGTTCAATGTCCCGTTGTCGCGTCCCATAAATCACCTCAGTTTTATCCCAGTTAGACCTAGGAAGGAAATAGCGACACTCATCATCTGTATCATTCATTGCCCCATTCCATGATCGTTATGTCCGTGTGCGTAAATATAAGCTTGTTCGTGTTGTTTTTGTTCGTTTTCCATCATCGTTTGTAGGTCGCTTTTCGTTCCACCAACAGAGCCTTCTTTTAGCGCTTGAATAGGAGGGTGAGGTAAGTGTCCGTGTGGGTTCTTACCAGCCACGGCCGTGTATCCGCCTTCACCCTGAAACATGCTAGCTGTCATGGCATACCATCGAAATGAATGCCTGAGCTGTAATCAATCATCTGCCCTTGAATCATTTGAAGCTGTCTCTCGCTTCTCAAACAAGTGGAGCTTCTATCTAAATACTCCCTGGCGTGCGGTTGCATTCCAATCGTGTCCAACTGCGTGCACCAGCTTGGCTCTAGCTCGTTCAACTCGTAGTGATCCATGATTCGCCCTGTCGTCGCAAGAAAATCATTCCCGTGACTCGCGTTAGAATCTCTCATGCCGATTTCTTCTTCTCGCCTTGAATAAGAGAATTCCTGACTAATTGCCTGTATAGTTCCAAACCGTCTTTGTTCGCGCATTGTAGCCCCCTTTAAACCATTCCATGTTGATGAGCGTAATGATGCTTGTGATGATCATGTCCGTATTGGCTGTCATGATGTCTTTCTTGATGTTTTTCCATGTGATGCTGGATATGTTCGTTTGCGCTTTTATGCTGCTTCATTTCATTCGCAAGCATGTGATGTAATGGGTGTGTATGTTTCATGTGTTCGTGCATTGTTTGCCTCCTAAAGCTTATTGTCTTTTATGTTATTCTTTCGTTGCAGGTTGAGGAACTACTGTTTCTGCTGACTTCAACCGTTGCTCTTCTTCTACACCACGAATGATGTCTAGAAGCTTCTGGTGATTGTCTAAATGAAGCCCCTCTTGCATGATTTCCATTTCCTGAAGCTCTTTACCTGCGCGAACAATATCAAGCACGCTCCGAGCTCTTTCTTCTTGTGCTGCTGCTAATCTTTCTTCACTCAGTGCAGCGTCGTACTTAATTCTGCTTAAGCGCTCTTCACCCAAGCTAACGTCGCTGAAGGCTTTTGCTTTAAGAAGCTCGTTAACCTGTGCTTTGTCTTCTTGTTCTTGTTTGGCTGCCGCGTCTGCTTGTTCTGCTTGTGCCTTAAGTCTTTCCTGAAACTTCTTCTCAATCGGATATGGCGAGAGCTCCCAAAGCATGTCATCTGGCACCTGAACCCCTGCGGCCTTAAGCTGAAACGCTTGGAGAAACGCTGCTGATTTCTGCGTGTCTGTCATTACCATCTCAATCAAGTCAATGTCATATTCCAAGAAGGTGCTGTTGTAAAACTCTGGCGTAGGCTTCTGCTTAATTAAGCGCTCTACCTTCTCAGGAGTGTATTTCTGTATCATCTTCAGAACTTTGTAGCTCAGCAGTGATTGCGCTTCTCTAAAGTTCTCAACAATTGGCCCTAGCTGCATTATCGCCATACTTTGTTTCATCTTGTACAGCACGCCACTCATTCGGTCTGTTTGATCGTTCCCGAGCGCACCCAAGTCCACAAAGTCTTTAATGTCCGAATCAAAACTCTCTTGAAGCTGGAACAAACTCTCTGGAATATTCGGGGCTTCAATTCTTTCTGCGTCTCCAAGTTCGAATCCTGGGTTGAAAAATATTACTTTGCCTTGACCGCTCTGGAACAAAGACTTAACGTTCGAAACAGCACCTGACTTTGCTTTCCATCCACTTCCAATTTGCGAGTCAACAATATCCAGCAGCTTGCTCTTTCTTAAGTTGTACTCCTCTTGCGAATCACGTAGTAGGCGTACTAGAGACTGGTATTTCCACTGGTACAAGTCATAAGATGGTTCGAAGACACAGTAGAAGGGCACAAATGGGTAGTCCCCTATGCCCCAAGGGTCTTCACCGCTATACAGAAGCCTATTTTCAACGATGATGTTATAATCCACCGTTTTGTAGTAACCTTCAATCACAGCTAAATTCGGGAAGAAGCCTTGCATCATTTTCAGCCGCTTCTGGTCACCCTTCCATGGCCGCTGCTCGCCTGTAACTTTATCTACGAGAATCCAGCCCTTCTTATATCTACGCTTCCAGTACTCGTTATATGCTAAAAGCTCTTGTAGCCCCCATTGCCGGGCGTACGGCTCATAGGTAAACTTTTCGTCTCTATTGCCATAGCCCATGGAATCAATCTCACGCTCACATCCAGGTACTAAACTCTTAATTACATCCTTTGAAAGATACTTACGGCGTGCCACAAAAGTACAGTCTTCAAGGTCATGTCTATAACTAAAAGGGTCCCAAATAACGTCATTCCAATTGTCAACGTGGAAGCCAATCTGTCCATTTACGTAATCCTTTCTGTAATCAATCCACGGTGAAATCCAGTTAACTCCAGAAATCAAGCTACCATGCCGCGCTTTCTGCATAGCCTTGTAGCCGCCCTTCTTCATTACCTGCTGCAACAACTCACTCAACTGCTCAGCTGTCTCTGGACTCGAATTCTCACGCGGAACAACAATGCTTGAATGCTCGTTTGCGCTTAAGTATCCGCTTACCATGTCAATGGTTTTGCGAGTCTTGTTGAAGGTGAAGCTGTTACGTCGCTCATCGTTTAGGTATTTCAGCTGATCTAAAGACCATTGATTCCCAAGGTAGAACCCAACGTCGCGGTATGCCTCAGCGTAATACGTGTTTAAGAGCATGTATGCGCGGTTATAGTCTTGAGTGAAGTCGCTTACTATGTCGTAGTCTGTTGGCATTCAACCTTCTCAAATAATGTCTTTATAGCTAGTTATTCGCAGTAAAGAATATATTTGATTTTATGGCAAGAAAAATGTGTAAAGTTTATTTGAATGCGATGAAAAGTAGATTCGGGTTGACTTGATATAGGCAGGAAGGGTAGCTTTTGAACAGAAAATGATTAAAGACAAAAGGGCCACCCCTCAGAAAGGCAGCCCTCGAATTTTGCTTGATTGTTTGAAATTGCACTCTCTTCGAATCTAAGCTCTCTCATCATAGCAGATCTTAGATTAAAAGCAAGTGAAAATCTAAGGAATCTATCGATGTCTAAAAACTCTATAAGCCCAGCCGAACTCTACTCAATTCACTTTCAAAATCCGCAGCCATCTCATTTTGCAATGGTGCCTCATATTATCGACCATCTTACTTACAACGTGATTGATGAAAACGGTAAAGAAACAAAAAAAAGATTATCTGTACACGCGAAAGAACTATATCGGGTCCTAATGAGAATTGCTGGAGAAGAAGGCGCATGCTGGATGAACCGAGACAATTTAGCCGAGATTTGCAACATGAGCGCTGGATCAGTGTCTAATGCAAAAAAAGAACTGACGCAAAATTTCAATGAATTCGATGGGAAGCCCCTGATCATTCTTCATCAATGCAAAAAGAACAAGATTGAAAATGACATAAAGAAAAATTCTACCATCTATCATAAAATTACTTTAACAGATATTTGGCGTTATAACCGAGCGTATATGATGACAAAAAAATTCGTTCCAGAAAAGAGGGCACTGTCACCACATGACGGCGCCGGGCAGGCACTGTCACCACATGACGGCGCCTCACAGGGAGCACTGTCACCACATGACACAATAGATAACCCTATTAACAAAAACCCTTTGTTTAAAGAACAACAACCAGCAGTCGAAGCTCCTGCGCCTGTGTGTTCTTTAAATTCTCAAGATATTTTTGTTGATCCGCCAGACATGACTCCTGCTATCGAACTTAAGAGAAAAGCCTTCAATTGGTTTATGCAAATTGGATGTGACGAAAAATCTGCCCTTGAATTCGTGCAAAATTATTCGATTGATGACATAAAAAAAGCGTCAGCTTACGTAGAAATGCAGATGAAAAAGAAGAAAGAACAACGCAAACACATGACAAACGTAATAGGATATCTTCGACAGACATTAGAAAAAAGATGGTGGGAAACCAAAAAAACAGAGTAGACCTAAAAGCTGCTATAAAGTAAACTGGAATCACAAAACCTTAAAAAAGGCCAAGCAAATGACCCAACAATTTAACTTTGAAGAACTTATGCAGAAGATGATAGCCCGGGAAATGGAAAGATACTTCAACCCTTCCATCCCCACTGAGTCTTCATGTTCTCGTAATCCACATCACCAATTCCCCGATCAGGGCGAAATTCGCTCTCTGTTATCGCCAGCATCCGAAAAGCATCAGCACCATGCGACGAAGAATCATGAACCGGGCGATCTGAGTAAACACGCAATTTATCGTTGTACTCCTTCCGATAATTCTCTAGACACTTCAAGCCACCTGCGCATCGATTTTCGTCAATCCAGCATCGTGAGAGAATCATACGAGCTGCTTCTATCCCGGATTCTAGGCTTAGCTTCGGAGCAACTCGGAAATTCAGGCCTAACCGACGAGCTGCGGCAAGCCTTGTCTGGCCTGTTGACAACTCCCTCGCTTGAATGTCGTGTGGAGCAACATTTAAATCATACACGCATCCGGTTTCTTGTCGATAGTCGTCCAGGATCCGTGCATAGTGAGATAGTCCTTCACCTGAATTTTCATAATAGTTGATTAAATGAATCTCTTTACCAACAAATTGAGCGAACCAAATTGCAGTAGAGTCGCCTATTCCCAAGTCCCAGTATGTGCGGACAGGAACAGATGGTTCATACTCAACGCGTCCAATGCGGCCCCGCTTGCGCAGTTCCTCTATTTGTTTGCCGTAATAACTTCCTTCTTGGCCTCTGTTAAAGTTGCAATAGAATTCCTGTTGGATAACATCCTCAGGCATTCCGTTGCGGCGCTCTTTCTCGATCTGCTCTTCTGTCAACACCCCAGTATCGCGTATTGTCAAGATCTCAAAGAACCAGTCGTCAGTGTTTCTCCTTGCAATTTCAGCGAGTTCCCATCCATGGTTCTTGCCCCGGGGAGTGTAGAGAAATGCACACCAGCCTCCATTAGCTGCCAAGATGGGCTTAACGAACTCATACACCATAGGATCCATAAGCGGCCATTCACTAAAGACAATGCCTCTAGGGTTGGTGCCCATAATGGAATCGTAGCTATCGGCACCAATAAGCTGAATCAAACTTTGTCCATTCATTCCGTTAATCCAAATTTTCATCTCCGTGTTGTTTGGATTACCGTCAATGATCTCCTTGGGAATGTAGTCAATCATCCTCTTCCCAGAGTTAGTCATTCCATCCCAGATAACTCGTTTAGCTTGGGCGAATGTCGGCAAGAAATAGTAGTAAGTTCCTGGCTCCATGTACGCGCGCTTGATCATGTAGTTCCACATCGTAGTGTCCTTCCCTCCCCGACGATGTACAACCCAGCAAGCATTACGTATTCCTGAGTCTAGAGCTTCTACTATATTTTCTTGGTAGAATCTAGGCTCATATCCGTATGGGATTGTTATTTGTGCCATTTATGTTTTTTAATCCTTGTATAGAAAAATAAATTCGGGCTACGAAGGAATTGAACCTTCACCTTATCCGTGACAGGGATATATGCTACCCAATATTACACCAATAGCCCATGTGTAGGTGCTTTTATCGCATGTGCACCACCAGTTCATCATGCTGGATTTCCCCAATCTATAGGCTTGCAAGTATGTAAAGCTTGCGTAAGGATTAGTTGATCAAGCTAATCCCTCCTTCCAATCTCAGACAAAACCCATAAACGTTTAGACATCATCTTTTCTCTTAACAAATTCACCATCAACAACTTCTACTAAATAATTGAAGTCATCACTCATTACGCGAATCTCCACTTGTCATTAGGTCTCATTGCATATTTACATAGCGAATCTTTCCATTTTCTACCAAAAAAACATCTTTTTCTAAATGTTTCGAATGAACAAGCTTCTGGTATCATTATTACCCATCTACTTCTAGGAGGTAAATTATCTTTACATAATACCCACACAATTTCAGAGTCATAAGCTTTCATATCAATGTTTTCTTCAGTCATTTCTTCTTACCCATCATTTTGTCGCACTTTTCAATCTTCTTATCTCTCGGAATATCCTTTTTCACAAGCATATCCATATTCTTGTCGTTCTCTTTCTTAACTTTTTTTATAAGCTTATCCATTATCTTCCTCTTTATTAATTTCTCTATTCAGATACCACGCTGCTTTTTTCAAGTCAACAAGTCTGTCATCTTTATGTCCGGCGCGCAGAATATACTTGATGCAGTTTCCTAAAGAAAAATTCAAGCCGAACTGCTCAATCACGTCTATAGCTTCAAAATTACCACCACCCTGGTAGTAAAGAGGCGAGTCAACCTCATCTGTCATATCTAAAATCCTTACACAAAAGCTTGAACATAATACGCTCGCCATGCCGATTATACATTTGGGGCTCACTCCTTGCGACAAACCCTTCCATCATGTGTACTTCTTCAGCGCTCCGGGATGCAGGCTTTAGTTCTAAGCATTCTACAATCTCTTGCGTTGTCCAAGCCTTGTTACCATCCCTATTTAAAAACTGAGGGACACAAGGAATCTCTAAAGCTTGAGAAACTGCAAATACGTTGTCTCGATCCAACCAGTACCCGTCAACCTTAACATCAAACAAAATAAACGCTTGATCCTTGCGATAATAGCCGCCACCTTGAATCTTAGCTCCATATCCCTCACCATAAAGAATAATATGCTGAGCATCCATAAAAACCTTCTCTAAGTTCTCTCTTCTGAAAGCATAAATTAAATGTTGTAACAATGAAGTTGGAATCTGCGAGTTAGCTGTCCTTCCTCCGATGTCTGTCTTTAGCGTTCCATCCTCTTGACGTGACGCTATAATCCGAATGCTAGTTCCATCGATTTTCTCCGTAACAGTCCATCGGTTAACAGCTTCAAACTCCTCAAACGTGTAGTCCCCAAAAATTAGAGATCTATCACCATCAAGATTTCTCTTATATAAACTTTGTATCTTATTATAATACATTAACAAACCTATATGAATAAAAAATAATCCAATATAAAACATAAAAATATGAACAAAAAAAATGAAAAAAAGCCCAACAACCAGAGTTATTTACAAGCATAGATAAAAAAGCGGCTACAACTCCCCAAAAAACACTAGTGGACGTCTTCACAGCTCCCTCCTAATATTATCCATTCTAGACCGCAAAGTCTCGATCAGCTTGAGTCTGTAAGAGCTATCGCAATAGATGAATGACCAGGCAACATTTTCAGTTATATCGCGGCAAATTCTCATAAATTCTATCCCTTTCAACATGTTCAAGATCAATAACTTTGTACTCATATGCCGATCTGTAAATGCGCGAGTTCCATTTTTTAGACAGCTCCTCTAACTTATGCTTCATCTTTTCCTTACAATTTTTATTTGCTTTTCTAACACTTATCTTTACGAAACAATCAACACATCTGCAACGAATCTCCCAAATCCATGTTCCTCCCGGACTAATTCTATCATCAATGGGAAGCCAGAAATCAGGAGTTTTACCACAAAGTGGACACGGTATTAGCATTAAAGTAACCGGAAACGGCATAAAACCTCGCAAAAAAAGGTAATTTCTCTAAATTTGTACCATTTCACAACGTAAAATTTGAATCAAGTGAATTATTTTTTGAAAAAGTGAAGATTTTACTTGACAAGACGAAAAATACCCCTTAAAATACCGATTAGGTGAAGGAGCGAAGTCGAATTCAGTGAGACGTAGGGTCCCTCCACCAAATCGCTAAAAGAGCTGATTTTTTTTTACTGTTTTTTTTTGGATCTATTGTCAAGAATCACTATAGGGATAGATCCACCGATCCCAGCATACTAATAGCATAGAGCATTAACTCCTAATCTTCCTCTCTTCATCAATGCAATCTGCTAGCATGCTTAAGATTTTCTTCTTTACCTGCTCTGCATCTAAATCCGGTCTTCCGGTTATCCCTATATTCGCAAAAAACGCTACCATCTTCATGTGGTATGTTACCTCTAATGAAAGATACTGTGCTCTTTCTTTCTCACTCTTAAGCGTACTAATATGCTTTAACAGAGCAACCATAGCGTATTGTATTCGCTTTCCACACGCCTCTACTTCTTTCTCATCTCGGAATCTCATGCTGTACCTCTAGATAAAATTGTAGCCAAAAACATCCCCATTAAAAACGAAACCACATAAATTGGATTCACATAAAATGCATACACAAAAAGAAGAATCAGAGCAGCATCTATTCCGGTTAGCACAGCACTTATATGTAACGCTCTGAACCGCATGCTTCCTTTATCCCACGTAAGTCGTTAAGCCTGAAGAACTTATATAATATTTTTATGTAACGCGATGTAACTTGTAAAGCGCTCCCAGTTGACTCCGAACGCTAAGTTTTTGTCTGAGAGCGCGATTCATTGTTGCACAACTTAAGAAAAAACACAACCGGATTTCACTTCTCAATCTTCAGGTTATAAAGCTCATCAAAAAGCTTGTGAACTTCATTCTCAATCTTGTTAGACAATTCATGGGGAACGTCGCCGCTTATGTTGTTATTAATGCGCACAAGCCGCTCCATGCTTTCAAAAAGCTCTTTCAACCAGTCTTGGTGCTCTCCGCATTCATCACAGATAATATTAGAATATGGATCGCCATTATCACATATGATACAAGGATAGTTCATGTCAACTCCTAGGTTAATAAGGGCTTGCACGTAAACCCATTTTTTTGAGCACTCCAGACACTCACATTCGAATGCATGCAAAACTTCTTTCATGCGCCCTCAATTTTATTTGCTAATCTAACTTCATTGCATTTGGCACATCTGTGTACTTTTTTTTTGGGAAATGAATAACCATATTTGGATTTTAAAATATTCATTTCTGATTCTACCCATTTATTACACCCACAATTGCACTTATCAATTGGTATATAAAATTTTGAATACTCATCTTCCTGTAAAGAATGTATGCATACTTTTGGTATTATCCCAAAATCAAAAAAATCACTTTTTTTTAAATGTAGACTTTGATATCTAGAAAATTCATTCATCTTTTATTTCCTACCTTTACTTTTTCTTTATCTGCCGTAAGGTGTAGTCGCAGTATTGAGAGCATACGTGTTTCATGGCAACTCCTTTTGGTGATGAGAATACACGAGAGGATAAAAAAAGTACCTATATTTGGAAAAATAAAAATGGACATGACTAGTCACTGGGAAAAATGAACCTATATTTGGAAAAAATTTTTGTGTGGTCGTGAAAGATAAACTTACGCGCTCCATGGGGGCAGCACCCCCTTTCCCTATAAACTTTTTTTGAATCCAAGAAGAAACTTGACAGCATGACACCCGGCCACGCTATCAAGCCTTTATTTGAATCAACTAAATATAATAACAATTATATTGTTTATGCCTCTGTGCTACCCTCTGCATCTCTTGACTTGCGCGCATAATTGACAACGTTGACTTGCACCTGACCGCTCGACTCCGATTTGACATCAACCTTATCACGCCAACCATACCTATTTGACATGTTATAGTACCAGGTTCGGCTATTTCCCATGCATGACCCGTCGGCTTGCCTCATACCCAATCGTTCCCAACAGTCTTTGCCGTCCACGATCGCGTTGTCTATGGCATCTTTTGGCATATCCTCCGGGTATTTCTCGAGAAAGCCTAGCAAAACGCTTGTATTGAGTCCACTCCATGAATCCAGTGAGTACCCCTCGGACAAGTGCAGCAATAAGCTTTTGAACAATTCCTGTCTGTACTCGCTGCTATTATTTGCACGCTCCAAACGCTCTCTATATGACAATTTCCACTTCACTTTTTACCTCCAAGCTATATTAAAACTATATCGTAACTCACTCAAACTCACTACCTTAACAGTACCTAAAGCACAATATTTGCACAACACAAAAAACACCTCTTGCGTTAAAATCGTATAGTTTGCTATATTCCTAACTATACGCAAACGACGCACTACTACGACGTGAGCGAGACAGACCAAAACAACCAAAAGAGAGATAAGAAAATGAATAACGCACAGAAAATAGCAAGTTTCGTCGGTGGCTACAATCCAGATTTTAGAGAGTTTGTAACAACAACGGCCAATAGAGAGTATAGCGAGCTTAAGGACTACTTAGACAAAATAGCCTACATTATAATGTTTAGTGAGTCTTCACAGCAACCCATCACCGTTGATCAAGCTGTAGAGATATTTGAGTTTCTTTGCTTCAACGACCCACGACGCTCGATTTGGCAGCAACAATTTGCGGAGCTTGGCAGTTATTAAGCTTCTAATTAGCGCTTGGGAAACCGAGCGCTACCATGAAAACTTAACAACCAAAAAGAGAGAGATTAACATGGTCAAGCAATATGAGATATACAATTTTAGAACTCAAACTGTAGCGAGTGCTCCCTATAAGTGCAGCAAGAGAGCCCGGGCACGTGCTGACAAGTTAGACTTAGATTATGGAGCGCATAGCTATTACGTTAGAGAGATTAAGCAATAAATAACAACCAAGAGAGAGATTAACATGCAATACACAATAACTAACAGCGCCCTTGCCGGGTCTGAGACAAGAAGCTTTAAATCGTTACTAGCTGCAAAACAATACGCTACTTTCCACATGGCTTCGGGTAATGCAATGATTTGGCAAGGTGATTTTCCGCTGTTAATAAAAAGCGACTATAAATCTAAATGGTTAGATGCTAACGACTGCACTTACCGCGACCTATAACTTAACAACCAAGAGAGCAATAACATGACAATATACACAGCAAAGATATTAGCAGCTACAATACACGACAACGCAAGAGTTGGGTGCTGGATAAATTACAGTAACAAGATTGATCGAGGCTTAGAGCTCTTGAAGACATCTAAAGACTGCAAGATTAACACCAATGCTTAAGCCTTTATCTAGCCTCTAAAAACTTAGGGGCTATCATGAGAACTTAACCAAAAAAGGAATTAACATGGAATTAAGAAAGGATAAAGACAACAATCTTTACACTCTAAAAAGCCTAAGCGGTGGAAAAGTAGAGATTAAAGCCCTTAACAATTACCAACCGCGAGAGAAGAAAATGCAGGAGAACCCAACAATAAGCCTCGAACTTTACGGAGCAAGAGAGCGCAAGCTATTAATCGAGCTACTCACCGCCTGGAACGAACAAGGATTACCGGACGGGTTTGATGCGGACGAAGTCACGCCACAATTTAACACTAATTCGGGGTATGTCTTCCTAGGAAATTCAGACTTTCAAAGCGCGATGATAGACGACGACGGGAAGCTTGCCCTATGGAATTACTGCGGTGAGTGTGGACATGAAGGTTTTATGGAAGACTGTGAACTAAATGAAAATGGTTGCAGTGAATGTAACCCGGTTTAGCCTCTAATCTGCACATTATAACTAGTGTGCAGCCGTGAGAACTTAACCAAAAAAGGAATTGACATGGAAAAAATAACAAAGAAAGAATTGCAAGATCAAATTGACTTATGCAAGCTAAAGCATCAATTAGAGGTTGACATATTAGAAGTGATTGCAGAAATGTGCACTTATAAAAATGTTAACAAAAGATTTACTGACAAGCTTAAGGAAGCTGGAATTTATGCAAGGATATCAAAAGATAATTATAAACATACAATTTACTTTTGGAGAGGACATGCTAACATTGAAATAAATAATTGGGATAAAGAACTAACATGGGATTTTATAAAGTCTAAGCTACACAGAGAGTGTGAGGCTGGAATTTATTATCAAAACAGGTTGGATAATCATCAGTCAGACTTAGAAAAGCTCGCTGTAATTTTATCATGCTTAAAAGAAAATGAGCTTGTAAATAGTTGCTTTTCAACTTATGCAATTATATCGGATATTGAACATGTTATTAAGTGTTCTTTACGATAATAACTTAACAAACAAAAAAGGAGGGAAAATAATGGACTGGACACAAGCAATATTTATCATGAGTTCGAATATAGCGCTGTTTCTATGGGCTCGTACAGAATCTAGATCGGATTACAGAGAAACAAGAGCTTTGATTGATGCTATACACGCTGAGATTAAAGATTTTCATGGAAGATTATGCACTATTGAAGAAAGAAAAAAGGAGAATAAACAATGAGTGACGCTATAAATGATCAAACACAAGCCGAATTTCAATCCGCTTACATGGAATTTATGAGGCCGTGGAGAGAAAAGGTGTCCATGCAGCAATACGCAATGATGAGTACCACCTTAAGCTTGTGCGTAATGTTGCAAGCTATGCCCAATACACAGGAGTTTTATAACATGCTAGATCATTGCCTTGAGGCTGCCGAACAAGGATTGATTTTAGCAAAAGAAGAACAAAACAAGTAGTGCTGTCACACTAAACAAAAGGAAAAGCAATGAATCGTGAAGAAATTGATTTAGAAATTGAAATATATCAAAAAAGATTGCAAGAGGGTCGTCAAGACTCTTTTGCACAGTTAAGCCTTTATAGAATGAAAAAACGATTAGAAACACTAGAGAGAAATTATGCGCAAAAAAGACCCAGAAAAGAAAATATGCTTGAGTATTCCCGAAAAGTATTACAACGTACTAAAGAAGTTAGCTGCGAGTACTGGCTTAACGCAAAAAGAAATTGTTATGCAGTTTTTGGAAACTTTATATAAACAAAAAAATTGGGAACGCCAAAGGGAGGTATTAAGTGGACGAACTGCAAAAAATTTCCAACTCGTTAATTCAGAGCATGAACAAGTATTTAAATCAGCTGGGAGTTAGTGAAAATACTATTGTTGCTTATAAATACGATGTAAGCAAGTTTATCGAGTATTTAGAAGATAATAAAGTAAAGAGCTTAAAAAAGCTTAAGATTGATAACGTGGAAGAATATATCTTGTACTTAAAAAACAGGGGGAAAAGCGATGCAACGGTGCGACGCGCTTCGGTGGCTATTATTGGGTATTGCAATTATATTAGCAGAAGAAAACTTATTGATTTTGATATTAAAGGCGAAAAGCTCGGGGTACCGAAAGTATCGAAACAGATTGTCGCGCTTCCAACATCTGAAACAATTGAGAGTATTTTAGCAAGCTGTAATACTGCTACGTTATCAGGCTTAAGGGATAGAGCCATGTTAGAGCTTTTATACGCTTCTGGTTTGCGTGTATCTGAGTTGTGCGATCTTCAACTTAGTGACATGACAAGAAACAAAGTACTTATAAGAAGCGGAAAAGGTGATAAAGGCAGACAAGTTCCTGTCAGCAATAGAGCGCAAGCGTGGTTAGATTTATACGCAAAAGAACAAGCGGAATATTTTGCATGTAAGAAAAACTCATACTTTTTTCTTACGCTGCAATACAAGCAATTAAGCGCTAACTTTGTATGGCAAGTGGTGAAGAATCGCTCGAAAGATGTTGGTGTTGAAGGAGTTAGCCCACACACGCTAAGACATGCATGCGCTACTGAGTTGCTCAAAAAGGGGGCTAGCATCTCTGTGATTCAAAAGATACTTGGCCACGAATCAATAGCAACGACTCAAAGATATTTGCACTTAAATATTGATGACGTACAAGAGGCTTACAATAAATGCCACGCACAGTAGATTTAATTTTAGAAGAAAGAAAAGCTATCGAGAAAGGAATAAAAGAAGGGCTTTCCTCGCTTGCAATTTCAAAAAATATCAACCGGGGAAAAAATTCGGTCGTGGTAGAAATAAGGCGTAGTGGGGGAAGAGAAAATTATAGCGCAATAGAAGCTCAAGAGGCTGCAACATACAGAAGAAAACACAAGTATGAGAAGCTAAAAGAGTTTTATAAGCAAAATCCAGAAAAGGCAAACAATTTTTATAAAGGCTTGCAACACAGGATTGAAGCCTTAGAGATGCAAATTGAAATTTTAACAGAAACAATAAGGGAAATTACTCATGAAAAAAACCAATGACTACGACATATTCAAATTTAGGGAAGACAATCGGGAAAAGATAAGTCAGCCTCACGTAGAAAAGTTAGTGCGCTCTATTTCTTCTAAAAACTTACTAGACTTAAAGCCTATTCTAGTAAATGAAAAAATGGAAATACTAGACGGGCAACACAGAGTTCTGGCTGCAAAAAAGCTTGGAGTTGATGTTTACTACGACATTAAAAAAGAAATTGATTCCTATGATATTATTCTTTTGAATACAAGCAAGGAATGGAGATTAGAAGATTATCTTAATTACTATTGTAAGAACGGATATAAAGAGTATCAAATTTTTAACGAATTTATAAAAGCCAATAAAGTTTCAATTAAAATCGGCTTAGCTATTGCTTGTTGTAAAAGTAGAGAAAAGATTGAACTATTTAGGGCTGGAAAGTTTGTTTTTATTGGTGGTGAATTAAGTGTTAGAATTGACCTATGTTGGAGTACGATAAAATATATCAAAGAGATGAACGGCTTTAGCCCCTACACGGGTTCAACAAGATTTTGGAGCGCATTAATAAAAATGTTCAATCACCCGGATTTCAATTTTAAAGCGTGGACAAAAAACCTTGAAAAAATGGTTAACAGGGTAAGCAATAAAATTTCGGAAAAAGACTATCTTTCTTTATTTCAAGACATCTATAATTGGAAAAGAACAGAAAAAATCAACTTGTTTTAGGGGGAGAAAATGTTAGGTAAGAGCGCACTGTGCATTGCATTATTAACCGCGCAAATAGAAGGAAGCGAGATGAAGAAAGCAATATGTTCGTTAATCCTAGAGATTCCGACGATGAGGCTATTAAATTGCAGACATCAAAGTGACAATCAAATAACAATTGAAGCGCTTATTGATCTGAAAAACGATATTGAAATGTGCACACGCAAGCACATTGACTTATTGCAGTATTTCATGTCTCTAAACATGGAAATAAAGCATGAGGAAGAAATAAAACAGCTTCTTATGAAAATTGAGACTACAGAAGCGATAACACGGGTGCATACGATACGAGGCCAGATGATATATGATTTTAATCGTTTAGAGCTCGATACAGCGTTTGTTTACGGGATTTGCGCAATCATAGGGGGGAGGCTCTTTGATGAAATGCTGATGCCTGAAATGAAGAAATATGGCCATTGCTTGATAATGAGTGGAAAGAGCAGGCTACATGAATATGTAACAGGCGATTAAGTTATGCCCCCTTGGCCGGAATGCTTTCGGGGGCTAACTCTTAAACTTTAGACAGGTTAACTTTTAGCAAGTTTCCTAACGCCTCCGCTCTTTCATACGTTCCACCAAGCTTTATAATGTCGTTCCTTAGCTTAGAGACAATAGCGTCAGTTGCATCGCTATACGTCAAGCAATAGTAAGCAATAAGCGTTAGCATTCCTTCTATCAAAATCGGGTCGTCAGTTTCAGTAATTCTTGGCTTCATGTTTTCATAAATTTCTTTCAAAAACTTAATCACATTTCTTGTGTATTGAGCATCATAAACTAACTCAGATTTAACAAAAGGCGCTCTTCTTAACGGGTCGGAATTAATTCGAATAGCATCAATATAATCATCATCATATCCGGAAGCCTTAGCAACGCGAACCTTCTCTTCTATGATTTCGAGATGGGATACAATAGCGCTTTTTTCAAATGGGTGTTGTCTGTAGATGTCGTGAGGACTGAAAACAGGTATACGAGGAATTTCAAGGGTAATAGGGCAAATGAAAGCATCTAGCTGCTTAAGTTCGGCAGGACTGAAGTTTTGAAGATGGTTATTTAGGAAATAGAAAAAAAGCTTATATTGCTTTTTGTCGAACTTGTCTTCAAAGGCTTTATACTTAGGGTTTTTTCCTACACAAAAATTAATGTATTCGGGATGTTCGGAAGAAATATATCCCTTTTTATATGAAACTCCAAATCCTGTAAAAACTCCTGCACTTCCTCCAATAGACGCTCCGGTTGCAATTCCTGGAGGCCCGGCAACAACGCCACCAACTAAACCGCCGGCAATAGCTCCTATAGCTGCACACGCTCCCACGCATTTAGTTGTAGCGAATGCGTTATAAACTGAACATGTTAGATAGATCTCATTTTTTTCTTCATATGTGTATTCTTTTCTAAAAAACTCTAGCTTGCTGTACCGTGAAACAAGTCTTTCTTCGCATTCGGGGATTTTATCGAAAGTAACTTTTTTGAGATCTGTGACGCCGTGATATTTATCTATAAGGTCAGAAGAAGTTGGATTCATGAATAAGCCTTTTTAAATTGTTGATATACGTGTGTAGAAGCCATTAAGCTTATTAACGCAAGGAAGAAGCTGCATTTGAGGGGTAAAAAAAAACAGAATAAGCAAAAATAGAGATTGATGAAGCGACTATAATTATGCCTTTTTTATAATTTGGGCAATAAAGATCAATAGCCATAAGCTTAACGCGCAGGGTTTCATATTCCAAATCTGTTTTGCTATCTAGATTTCTTAATACGTCAAAAACCATATGAAATAAATAAGAAGGAACGCTTAGGTTTGCTGGATTGGGGACTTCATTTATGGGCTTGATGTCTATAAAAGCCGCTTTATCGAGCTCTTCTTTTTGAGTTAGAAAAGTTTGATATTTCTCTACAAAATTTGTTGGTTGCATGTATGCCTCAGGTTGATTTTCCTTTAGCATACACGCATAAAAATTTAATAGCAATCTGCATCTGTATCTGGGTTATCGTGGTCGCCGAGCTCAAAAAGCATTGCCCGGTTAAGTCCTTCTAATTCAAATAGCACTCCCGAAATCGCTTGCATAGTTTTCATGCCATAGATCGATTTGGGAATGTTATCATTAATGCAATCGATCAGCCCTCGAGCTACGAGCAGATGCGAATAAAGAGCTTGCGAAACAGTTGGCTTATTCATCGTCTTCCTCAAAATTTAAGTTAGTTTGAATGATTTCTAATATTTTTTCAAAGCATAAAGGTTCGTCTGGAATCTCAATTGCAAAAATTGTAGTGCTTCCAACTTTCTTCAATGTCTTGGATTTTGTTCTTAACAGCACAGATATGCACGCGTCATCGTCCCATACAACGCCCTTAAGAGCGTCATTAAGAAATTTCTCAAGATTGTCTCCATCAGGTTTCTTCGCATGAGGACATAAATGCTGATCAAATCTGTGTGCTACGCGCTGGCTTAATGCTGCTGGAATACGGTAATGCGTAATGACAAGCAGTGGGCCTTTAAGCGTTGTTAGGTGCCTCTCTCGCATATAGAGTTCGGCAAATCTTCGGACAATCCCCATACCTTTAGCACTCGGATTGTACCAGCCTTGACGCGCAAGACGCACACTGGCTTTCGGTGCCGGAGTGATAGGAATTGTCATTTTGATACTGGACATAATGCTCCCATTTCATGAATTTCATAACTGTTCGTGGATTATCTGAGTAGTACTTTTCTGTTTCAATTCTGCATATCTGGCGGTGCGAAGTGTAAAGCACTCCCATAAGCATTTCTTGGAACGATAAAAGGTAGTCTGCCAGCTCGAAACCTTGCACGGCTGGCGTTTTTTCCTTGGATAGCACTTCAGGTTTGATTGAAATGCTATCGGGTGGAGATATGTAGAAGTTTACAATTATTACAACGGGTTGAGTGCTTAGCCAATACTTTTTAAAGCAGCACTTAAGAATAGACTTCCATTGCTTGTTACGGAAGAACCTCTTTGTCTCAATGCGATTTCCTAGACGATATGTAATGCTGTAAAGCATTGGTTCGCCTTTCATCGTAAGCTCAAAAAAGAATCCGGTGGGAATCTTTCCTTTACGTGCTATTATTTGCTTAAGTCCCATATTGTTCTACACCCGTTTCAATTATTTCATCTGCAATAAGTTTAGTAAGGGCTAGGTGTGTATCGTAAAGCTGGCGTTGGGCTTCTTCTCTAGCCGCATCAATAGCTTCATCACAAAGCACGATCCACGAGTCATAGCGCTTATTAATCCCAAGGAGAGGATGATTTATTATAAAATGCGTCGGCACTTGGGGAATCTTGTTTATTTTCATTGAGCTCCTTTTTTTTATAATCATGAATAGCAATTATTACAGCTTCTTTTAGGTCTGCAAAGAATCCCTTGTCTAGAAAAGAAACGATTGGGAAGTACTTCTTTTCAGTCTCTCCCGGTTTGGCGCATTCTTTTTGCGGAAGACTCCACCACTCACCTTTGTCTGAGCTGAAATGAGAGCAATTTGAAATTCTCATGCCGCCAAAAGACCTTACTATTAGCGTGAAGTATCCCACCAAAGAGCTTCCTGTGCGCTGGTGGTATTGACCAATTTCTACATCAAATTTATTCATAGTTTCCCCCAGTTTGAACTAAAAAATGAAATTCTTTTTTCTCCAGTATCAACTTCAAAGCGACACCATAAGGACTTCTCTTTATCGATTTCACATACATCTTTAACATCTCCACATTCATCCATATAAGTTAAATATTCTGGGTTATACATTATATCATTATCAAAGGGCCTTTTAATCTTTGAAAAAAATACATTATATCTTTGTTCTATTCGCGAGTAATCTATAATATGCTGAATAATTATAATAATTTCTCCAACATTTGGCGTTTCTTCACTAAATTTTTTAAATTCCATTATTCCTCATGTTAATTTAGGTAATTCTAATTCTGCATATCCGTCCCACAGTTCTTGATAGAAGAGATAGGTTGTTCCTTCGGTGCCGAACATGCGATTCTTTGCAATACGGACTTTAACTTTACCCGGATGAGACTGATTATCAGTTCTAGCGCAACGGTGCAGTATAACCACATTGTCAGCATATTGTTTGATTGAGCTACTGCCCTTAAGTGAGTGTATCCCGACCTCCTCAGCCTGCGTCGCAGATTGTCGCGGATGACAGATAAGCAAGATGTGCACGGACAGATCAAATGCGAGTTCGTGCAGCTTTTTAACGGTATCATCTATGGCCTCGTGAAGTTTTTCTTTTTTGCTGCTAACAAGATAGTCCAAATGATCAAGCAAAACAACTTCTACGCCGCATTCTTTAGCTTTTCGCATCTCTATTTCCAGATTAACAATATCAGTGCGAGAAGTATTAATATTAACAAAAACCCTATGTCTTCGGGCCCATTCATCAAACTGTTCATTCTCATGCTCGCTAAAGTTTTGTAGTTTCATTGGTTTTCGTAGCACTACACTTGCTATCTTTCGCATGGTAGCTTCTGGTTTCATCTCCCAAGAGTTAACCCACACAGCAACACCTTGAAGCGCACAGTTAATTATAAGCTGAATACAGAATGTGGTTTTACCAACACCAGTATCAGCAGTAACAACTGTCAGCTCACCGGGACGCAATCCTTGAAGGAATCTATCAACGCACTTCCAGCCTGTAGATATGCCTCGCTTGATTTCTGAGCGATATGACTTAGGAAGATCTGAGAGCGGCACAATGCAGTTTAGTGCTTGATTGTGTTGAATTGGAAAATATCTTCCTTGTCTTTCCATAGTTCCTTAGAGTAGTCTTTCAAGGCATTGCTAAGGGGAGAATCAGACTCAAGAAGATCAAGTTCTTCGGCAATAGTAATTTGATTTGGAGCTGCTTTCTTTAGCCAATTCATAGCAAAGCCAACAGTGCCTTTATACGCTTTACCTTTTCCTGTGAGAAGCCAAATAGTCATTTTCTTAAGCTCAAGATCGACGTCAACTAGAGGAAAAGTTTTTTTCAATTGCTCTAGGACATCGTCATTAAGATCGATAAATAATTTTGACTTGCGATCGAAATGCATAAAACCCATTTGGATTAAATTGCCACTTCTGATAAGCTAGACTTGCGATTCATTGCCTAAACTCGAGAAATGACAGTTTCTTGAGATCCATTAAGGAAGTTCTCCCCCGAGTGCTTCCTTAATTTCGATAAGCTACAATTTTGCATGATTGATCGCAATCTTTTTTTCTAAAACACTCGCTTGCAAACGTTCCTGCTGCGACGAAAACATTCTCTAAGTCGTTCATTATCAGAGTAAACATAATGAATTGCATCACGAATTAAATCCTGTCCGGTTATGCAGCTGTGCGTGTGATGAGATTCTAACGCTGCAATTTGTTGAATCTCTTGCCATTCTGCTTTCTCCATTCTCAATGATATGCAAGTGTCATTTTTGAGTTTTTTTACCTTCACCATAAAAATATTTCCTTGTTGATTCTTGACAAAATTCAACATAGCCAGTATTCCTTGACTTGTAAATTCAAATTTTAAAAAGAGACTAAATGGACTATCCAAGGGTTACTGAAGTTCTAAAGCCTTTCTCAGGATTTGACTATATTCCAAAAGATCGTCTTGAATCAGCAGCAAAAAGAGGTACAGAAGTGCATTCAATTTGCGCAGGGCTTGCAAAAGGTGCCTGGATTCCAGACAGCATGATCCAAGAGGAATATAAAGGTTACATCAAGAGTTATAATGATTGGGCAAAAGAAAACATTACAAAGTGCGACATCGTTGAAAAAAGATATGTAGAACACGAGCATGGATATACTGGACAAATCGACTTAACTTTTGTACATAATGATGGCAAGTACTATTTATGCGACATCAAGACTAGCGCGGCATATAATAAGGTTCATTACTTACAGATGTGTGCTTATTACAATATGCTGTTCGAAAATGAAGTGATCATATGCGGAGCTTATTTATTGTACTTGCAAAAAGATGGTGGTAAAGCAAAAGAGAAATTTATCAAGCTTGAAGACTTAGCGGAAGATTTTTTTTACTTTGAGTGTGCGTTAACATGTTATAAGTTTTTTCATAAAAAGAAGGAAAAGCAAATTGAATAAAAAAGAATATCATAAGCAATATTATTTGAAGAATAGAGAGCGATTGCTACAGTACCAAAAAGGTTATAATTCGTATAAAAAAAGTCAAAAAGAACTTCAAAAAATATTATTAGCTGAAATAAATAAATATAAATTAACGTTGGAGTATTATGGATATACAGTTACAAAAAAAGAATGTTTACCAGAGACTTCTTGCGATAATGGAAGACTTGGATTACATTCAAAAGGGAGAAAAAACCGTAAACGGACAGTACCGTTTTGTGAGCCACGATCAAGTGACTTCAGCGATACATCCGCTACTAGTAAAGCATGGAGTGATGATTATCCCTACGATCGAGGCGCTATCACAGGAATCCAATAGAACTGTAGTTAATCTAGCCGTGTTTGTGGTGAATGCAGACGAGCCAACAGAACAGCTGAAAGTGAACTTTACGGGATACGGGGTAGACTCGTCGGATAAAGGGCCAGGGAAAGCTGTTTCATATGCTTATAAATACGCTATTCTAAAGCTTTTTGCGCTTGAGACTGGGGATGATCCGGATAATGACGCTAAATCGAACTATGAGCCTGTAAAGTGCCTAGAATTTGATTCTGAGACGCTACACTTGAATGCTAAAGATGCGGTGAAGCTTAAGCAGTTTTTGGAGTATAGCGCCGAGTGTATGGGAAAGGATGTGGAAGATGTTAAGCGTGAAGCACTTAACAGAATGGAAAACTTTTGGACTGCTTTT